TACTTCATCGCTTTCTCCGTTTCCTTGTTGATACTCTAAGGCTACCACCTAGCCACCGATTTGTCTAACCCATATCAAAAGTTTTTTTTCGGTATCATAGATATGTCAGGGAAGCGGAGCCGCTACTGACCTCGCCGTTGAGTGGAACCGCCACGGATATCCATACACCTAACTAACAGGAGAAACTATGTCTGAGTTCGTAAAGACTCAGCAGGAGCTTCGCGCCAACCTGACTTCGCAAATCCGCGAGGTTATCGAAGGTGCGGAATCAGATAGCCGTGGGCTTGACTCTGCTGAACTTGAAAAAATCAACCGTATTGAAGCTGACATTACTCGCGCTGATGAGGCTGTCGCTGTTGCTACCCGCAACGAAGCACGTCGTTCCGAAGCTGATCAAGCTGCTCGCGGATTCGTTCCCGCCGAGGCACGCGAAGAACGTTCCACTGGGGACATCCTTCGTGACATTGCACGTGGCGAAGTTCGTGGACACGAGTTTGAACAACGCGCAACCTTGGTTCCCTCGGCTAACACCGTACCCAAGTCGTTCTACGACCAGGTATTCGATGTTGCCCGTTTGGTCGGACCAATGCTCGACACTTCAGATGTGATCCGCACCGCCTCCGGTGAAGATCTCACAATCCCGACTCTCACGGCTTACAGTGCTGCAACCCTCAAGGGTGCCGGTGCTGCTCTCGCCGAGTCCGAGCCTACCTACAGCTCGATCACTCTCGGTGCTTACAAGTACGGTCTGTTGATCCCCGTTGCTGCTGAACTTGTTTCAGACGCTGGGTTCAACATTGAGTCGCACTTGGCTGAGCAAGCTGGTAACGGAATCGGTACTGCCGTAAACGCTGCCCTCACCACTGGCGATGGATCCTCGAAGCCTGAAGGTATCGTGACCGGATCATCTGAGGGTGTCGAGGGCGCTACCGGTGCAACTGGTGGGTTCACTGCTGACGAGTTGATTGACCTGGCTTACACCGGTGTTGATGGACTTGTTCGCCGTCTGCCTGGAACTGGGTATATGGCTGCCGGTTCTTCCATCGGTGCAATGCGTAAGCTCAAGGACACTGCCGGTAACTACCTGTACCAGGTGGGCATTGGACAGCCTGACCAGTTCGCTGGTTTCGATGTCATCGAGAACCCAAACATTGCTGCTACGGCGCTCGATGCTAAGTCGGTTCTGTTCGGGCACTTCCCCAGCTACAAGGTGCGTATGGCTGGCGGGTTGCAGGTTGCTTCCTCGTCTGACTACGCTTTCAACACTGACACTGTGACCTACCGGTTCACGATGCGTGTTGATGGCAACCTGACCCACGCTGGTCACGTCCGTCACTTTGTCGGTGGAGCAAGCTAACACCCGACATAACGAGATTGATCCCCCAGGCTTTGTAGGTTAGCCTGGGGGATCTTTCGTTTGTAGGGTTAGCCTTCAGGCTGCAAAATCAAGCCTTTGGCCTTGTGGGTTTCGCAAAAAGTTATTTTGACACCTAAATAGCACCACAAAACAGGAATCGTACAATACGATGGTCTCGTGATCCCAAACCTCATAATCCCAGTCTTTGGTCGCTACGACCTACTACAGCGGATGCTTGACACAATAGACACAAAAATTGCCCACCTCGTAATCATAGACAACGGTGCTGGGGTTACTTCGCTACAGTTCCCGTCTAAGGCACAAAACGTTCACTACATTCCGTTGCCCGCAAGTTTAGGGTTAGCCGGTTCGTGGAACCTCGGCATCAAATCATTGCCCCACAACGACAGATGGTACTTTGCCTCGTGCGACCTAATACTTGCGCCAGGGGATCTAGACAAACTATCCAAAGCACAACCTAACGAGGTAACGCTCGCTGATGCTGAACCGTTCTTCCAAATCTTTTGTGTAGGCGAAGAAGTGGTTAGACACGTTGGTTTGTTTGACGAGTCATTCTTCCCAATACACCAAGAAGATCGGGACTATCTGCGCAGGGCAAGGCACAACGGGTTTCATGTGAAACATATTGACCTAGGTGCCCGATATGATATGTCCACACCTGAACGGGTGACACAGATTACAAAGGATCGTCTCAATCGTGTATATAACGACAACCTCGAATATCACCAAGCAAAAATCAGGGGCGAGGATTACAGTGCTGGATATTGGTCCCTAACCCGTAGACGGCGCAACGAGTGGCTGCGCTAAACTGTTGTAATGGCAATCACAAACGGATACGCAACCCTAACCCAAGTCAAATCGGCGCTCCGCATCGAAGATACTATTGACGATACGCTCATTGAGCTTGCTATCGAATCAGCTTCGCGCGAGATAGATGGTTACACAGATCGAGTGTTCTACGATGTCGGCACTGCTACAAGGATCTATCTGCCCATAGATAGTTTCACTGTGCAGATTGACGATCTCCAAAGTCTTACTACCCTCAAGACCGCGCCTAGTAGTGACGGGTTTACGGACACCTGGTCAGCTACTGACTACCAGCTTGAACCACTAAACGGGCAAGCTGGTGGACTCTCAACACCGTCCACAAGGATTCGTGCTGTTGGCGATTATGTGTTCCCTATTTGGAACCCGCGCGTAACTGATTCTTACGAAGCAACTGTGCAGGTGGTCGGAACATTTGGCTTTGCGTCAGTGCCTATGGATATCGTACAAGCCACAATCCTGCTGTCGATGCGCCAGTTCAAACGGTATGACTCCCCGCTTGGTGTGGCTGGGTTTGGAGATCTAGGCGCAATGCGTGTCACAAAATTTGACCCTGATGTTGAGGCGCTTGTTGCCCCGTGGCGGAAAGTGAGAATGGCTTGACAATCCAGGATATGCGTGACGGTCTCGGAACAAATCTTAGAACTATCTCAGGGTTGCGGGTAAGCGAGGAGATCCCTGACCAGGTGAACCCGCCTATGGCTGTTGTTAGCTTGACCAGTGTGGAATATGACCAGGCATTTCAGCGTGGGCTAACAATCTACCGTTTCCTTGTGACACTCATTGCTTCACGAGCATCTGACCGGTGGGCGCAGATACGCCTTGACGGTTATTGTTCTAACGGTAGCGACAGCGTGAAGATTGCTATCGAGTCAGACAAGACACTTTCGGGTTCAGCTTTTGATGTGCGCGTAACTGAAATGGGAAACATTGGTACGATATCATTAGATGAGTCAATGTACTTAGCTGCCGAGTTCTCGGTAGACGTTTTCGCAGATTAGGGGAATATCGTGGCAAAATTTGTCGCAACAGATTACGACATCGAGATCGGTGGCACAGACTTTAGTTCAAGCCTTGCTGCGGTCACTCTCGACATTAGTGTAGACGAGCAGGAAACAACCGCTTTCGGTTCGACTTTCCGTACTCGTATCGGTGGGCTGAAGGATGCTTCAGTTACACTCGACTTCCACCAGGACTTTGCTGCAAGTGGCGTGGACGATACTTTGTTCGCTGCGCTTGGCACCGACCTGGCTATTGTTATCAAACCAACTGGGGAAGCGGTTAGCGCCACGAACCCGACCTATTCGTTCAACGCTTTGTGTACACAGACCCAGCCCTTCGCTTCCTCCGTGGGAGATCTGGCAACGCTGTCTGTGACCTGGCCAGTGAACGGTGTTGTAACAAGAGCAACGGCATAGCAATATGATTATCAACCTACAAATTGGCTATACCGACAACACCACTAAAGAAATCGCCGCGAAGGCATCAGATATTGTTGCCTTTGAGGAACGGTTTGACATTTCGATGGCGAGTCTACAAAACGAGGTTCGTCTAACACACCTGTTGTTCTTAGCTTGGCATTCCGAAAAACGTACCGGGGTGACTAAGGAAAACTTTGAAAAGTGGGTTGATAGTGTCGAATCTATTGAGGCTGTGGAACCAAAAAAATAGTTCCGCTCGGTGACCAGTCCGCGCACTGGATGATTGCTAGCTTGGCTTGGGAAATGAAGATCTCCCCTAATGAGCTTATGGACTTGTCACCGAGAATGCTATTTACGTTGCAGATGGTTCGAGATGGCGAGATCAAACGAGCTAACAGGCGCAGGTGACAGCGGTACAATAGTTGTGGAGATTGGGGCTGTCTAATGATTGAGCAGAAGATTGATGCTGTCTCGTTCAAGCAACTAAAGTCCCAGTTTCGTGAGCTTGACCGTCAGGTCCAAAAACAGACTAAAGACGGAATCAAAAAATCTATTGGTTCTGTGACTTCGCGTATGCAGGGTGAGATTGACTCGATTCGTCCTGATGCGCCAATGAGTGGTATGGCGTCTGGCAGTAAGCGCAACCAGTGGAGATCCGCGAACGTCAAGCCCTCGCTCCGGTTATCGGCTGGACCAGGTATGGCTGTTGCCCAGATCACCGCGTCAGGCAAGTCTGGGTATAAGCGAATGTTTGCCCTAACTGAGCGGGCTGGTTCTCGTAGTTCTGGGTTCACACCTGCCGGTCAGCGGATGATTGGTGTCCTTGAGGGTAAGAACAGGCTGGTTAGGCGCAAGGGTGGTCGTTATGCTTTCCGCGCATATCTCAAGTACCGACCCTTGTTACACGACACCGTAGAGCGTGAACTGAATGGCTTGGCAAGGCGAGTGAATGTGAGGCTCAAGAGTGGCTCGTAGCGTTTCGCAAATAACTATCCCGATCAAGTACATCACCAATACTAAGGCGCTCGGGAAAGCAACGGGCGCGTTTGCCAAGTTTGGTGCAGCTGTCGGCGGTATCGCAGCGGTGTCTGTTGCCGCGGTAGCCGGTATTGGTGCTGCAGCTGTCAAGATGTCATCAGAGTTTGAGACAAGCTTTGCAAAGATCCAGGGTTTAGTAGGTGTTGCTGCAGGGG